ACCGTCTCTAAGGCTTTCTTGTCTTCGGCTTCGGTATATTCGTGCCAGTTTGAGGCGTTCGCGCCGGCTATGTCCATAAGCTTCCAGCCCACGTAAATTCTCGCGTAAAAGCGCTTGCTCCACCTGATCGTGCGGTAGTAGCCAAATCTTCTCCTGCCGTCTTTAAGGCGGCACTCTACCTTACACCACGAGCTTACCCTGCCGCCGTTTGAGGTTACGCTAGGGTCTCCTAAAGTAACTACGCTAGAGGGATCTATATCGTCCATCTTAACGCCTAGGTATTTGCTTGAAAAATAGCCTATGCGGTTTCTATACAGCCAGCAAAGCCTCGCCCAGTACGTGCGGTTTTTAGGAGGCGGGAAGTGATCCCGTCTCCACCCGCCGTCGCCGTTTATGGCCGCGTTTTGCCCGTCGTAATAGTCGTTGGCGTCCTCGAACCACCTGGCCCATTTCGGGAGACGATCGTCGCTAGGCTTCGTAAAAGCTAGAGCTATGGGCACTACTACGAAAGAGGCTATCTCAAGCGGAAGCTCGATAGCGATATTTTTTGAAATTTGTAAAATTTCTTTATTGTTTAGTCTTCTCATTTTTATCCTTTTGCTTTTCTTCTTGCTTTGATTCGTTTTCTTCCGTTTGATACTTTGGGCTTGCAGGGCAACCGCTCCAAGGGCAATCGCCTTTTTTGTCTAGCTTTGAGCTGCATATCTCGCAGCGCTTAGTTTTCTTTTTCATTTTCGTCTCCTTTTTCTAGTGCTTGTTTTTGGGCTAGTAGCTCTTTGTATTCGCTTCTTAGCTCGGGAAGAGCGCTATCGTTTCCAATGAGTATCGCATGACGGATATAGCTTTCGGTTTCCTCTATTTGAGCATTGACGTCGGCTAGAGCTTGAGCGTCTTTCTCCTCTTGAGAGAGCTCCTCTATCTCAAAGAATATCCTGAAGCTATCTTTTGTCTCCTCGCTTTTTAGCACGAGCTTTTTGTTCGGATCGTCGTTAGCCGGCGCAGGCTCCTCTATCACTCTTTTGTATCCGTTTTTTACGAGGTCGTCGTCGCTCAAAAAGGATACGTACATGAGCCCGTCGTTTGTTTCTATGAGTTCAAGCTCTTGAATTTGCTTTGTTTTGGTATCGTATAGTTTCATTTTCATTCCTCTACTTCTATTTTGATGCTGTAGAAATTCACGTGACGGCCGTTGTAGACGTAACACTTTCTTCGTATTCTTATCTTAGTATCGCTCAGTATCTCTATTTTTACGTATAGCGAGCAATAACCTTCTCCGTTATCGTTTCTAAAAACTTGATGATTTACCCCGTTTATGCTTAGAAAGTCGTTTAACGGATATGATACCGATCTCGTGTTGTTTCCGTTGCTCGGTATTTCTTGAGTAGTAGTTACCTTTAGCTTGTTTATCTCTTTGATATTGCCCTTTACTTCTACGTCGTCATAATATGTTTGCCCGCCTCCATCAAAGTATTTGTTTTGATTTTGCGAGAATAAAACATCGGCTTTTTGGTATATCTGTTTTTGAGTCATCAGCATGTATCTCATACTCGGCCCATCCTTATATCCGAGACGCTAGCTACGAAATAGGCAAAAACTTCGGTCGATCCCAGTCCTGACGGAGTCGTTCTAAATTTAATATTTGAGGAGTACCCCGTAATTCTAGTAGCATTATTAATAACGATTACTCCGCTTTGGCCGACTTTTGGATTGTTTAGGGCCAGCACTCCATTTGCCGTAGGACTTAAGATGAAATTGTCGCTCAAATTTAGATCCGCCATTAGACTATCGGACGTGTGTATCTTTGCGGCATTCGGCGAATCTATCTTATGAAACGCTCCGCTACCCAGGCCGTCCAGCTTATCGGCGTCGGTAGCCTTCTCGTTTTTGCCAAGCTTCCCGTTTAGGGCGTTTTGCATAGCGGTAGATATGGGCTTAGCCGCATCTGAGGTATTATCTACGTTTCCAAGGGCAAAGTCCGATTTGCTTAGATTTACCGCTCCGGATTTTCCGGCTACCGATACGACGTATGTGGGCATATTGGCCGTAGGTAGCTTTTTGTTCGCATCAAGGGGCGCAACCCCATTTGCGGCGTTCTTTTCGGATACGGGTATTTTCGTATCCAAAGCCGACTGCGCCGCGTTTAGCTTCGATAGCAAACTTTCTACCTGCGCTTTAAGGTAGCTAGTGCGGTTTGCCAGCTGTTTTGCTTGTTTGTTGCTTATGCCGTCTACGCCGCCTACGACGGGGTCGGTTACCTCGATTTGATATACGCCTTCTTCCCATCTATTTTCTTCTTTTACGTTAGCCACTGTATACTCCATAGTTGAATTGATCGTTATACTTTATTTGCCCGTTATACGTCACGCTATTAGCCGAATATTCTATGGCTACTAGCGTACATCTTACGGGCGCCGCGCTTTTTGCCGCATCGCTTATTTGTTTTGCTTTTTTCTTTGAGAGCGGTACGCTAGCGATGATCGAATACTCCGCCCAGTGAGAGTTTGAACCGTAAAATCTACTTCTATCGTGTTTTATACTTCCGTTATATTTTTGTCCCAAATTTCCTTCCACTATTATCGCGCCGCTATCTATTGCATGAACCGCCTTTTTTACGGCGTAAAAAGTACCGCTATAGTAGTGAATCTTAAAAGCTTCCTTTATTAGGCCCCTAGCGCCAGTTTCGCCGAGCCCCTCTATATCCACGTCGTAGCTTTGAGCCAGTATGGGCAAAAGAGAAGCCGGGCAAGAGTCGGCCAGTATATTTATTGCTCCCAAATCCAGATTATCAAGCCTTACTCCGAATAGTTCGTCAAATTTCTTGTCGAATTTACTTTTGTGGTTTGGCAGCAAGTTCATAACTCGGCCTTTTTGTAGCTTAGAGAAAAACTTACTTTTATAAAGCTATCGTCTCCTACCTTGGTATCTGCGCTCGGAGTTATTAGCCTCGCTCTATATACCCCGCTTCTATGAAGAGTAGAGTAGATGTAGCTTAAATTTAGATCTTCGCCGATAGAAAGAGAGCTCTTTGAGGCCTTGATTTCTTTATCTATACTATCTTGCAAAAACATATCGGTTAGCTCCAGCTCGGCCCTAACCTCTATATTTTTTATCGTAGCGTTTGCTACCGTAACCGTATCGGTCAGCGGTCTTACTTTCTCGCCACTTAGATAATCCGCTACGCTTTGTCTGGTCTCTTCGCTCATATCGCTAGTTTTTAGGTATACCTTTACTATGCCAGGCCCCCCGTTTAGCACGCTGGCTTCTTCTACTTTGGCGTTTGCCGAAAGAGCGTGATATATATAGGCTTTTTTGCTTCCTGCGGTGCTAAATCTTTCAAGAGAAAGCACGGCTCTTTCCCTTAACCTTTCATCGCTTTCTACCTCCGCGCCGCCCCCAAACTCGCTTAGTTGTTTTGCTTTTAGCACGAAAGGAAAAGGCGTTTGGATATATTCGCACTTTAGTGGGCTTGATTTTATAAACTCGTCCAAGACGATCGTCCTGACGGCCTTTAATTCGTTTGCTCTTATTATCGTTTCACTTTTTAAGGTTGCTTGCTTGCCGTTTTCGCTGCGTAAAATTAGCCCTTTTGGCAAATACGTATCGCTGCTTCTCGGCATAGAGAGCGTAAATTCGCTCTGCGCGGTCGGTTTTTCTCCTTTTAGTCGCTCTATGCCGTATATCGCTACGATATTATCAAGATCGCCACCTTGGGCAAAAGGTAAAAGCATAGATTTTACGGCGCTATTGATACGAGCGCGTAAAAGCAGCTCGCGGTAAGCCAGCGTCTCAAGCAAAGCCGAATAGTTATCGCTCTCCAAAAGCGAAATTTCTTTATCCGTCAAATAGCTTTTAAAAAGCTCTTTAACGCCCTTTAAAAGCTCGTCGTAGTTAAGCTCTTCGATCACGCCCGGATACGGTAAATTTTTTAAAAAGCTCATAGCTCTATCCCTATCTCGTCGCCGCTAATTAGAACGATCTTAAAATTTAGCCTATGGTTTTTTAGGCTTATTAGCTTTACTTCGTCTATCTTCACTCTTTTTTCCCATCTTTCTACGGCTTCTATGACGTAGCAGGCAAGATCGGCCCTAAACTCGTCGTCTACCTTGCGGTCTATTAGCTCGAACAAGCGGCTGCCGTATCCCGGCAACATAACCCGCGAGCCAAGAGGCGTAAGTAGGATGTCTTTTATGCTTTCTTTTATATCCGCTAGATACTTTGCCATTAGTCCCTCGCCGCTCCGTTGTTGGTATGGTTGGTTAGGTCGCCTCTGCCGTCTCTTACGCTGCCGCCGAAACTTGCGTTACCGCTAGCGGCGATCGAGCCTCTTATATTCACGTTCCCGTTTATCTCGAAACTTCCGCTACCGCCGCTATTTGAGGCCGTAGATATGGCGCCCAGCAGCTTTATGCTTCCGCTTTTTACGGTAGTGTCGTTTGCCGTTACGTTTACGTTTTTAGCGTTCAAATTTGCGTTTTCGCAGGTTATATTTATTTGCTTCGGCGCCGAAATTTCAAGAGTAGAGCTAGCCGTATCGTAGCTCATGCTTACGCCGTCTTCAAAGCTTACGCGCACCTTTTTATCCGTCGGCTCCTCTTTATGCGCGCTTTGGTAGAGTCCGCGAAGTATGACGCCGCTGTTTAGGTTGCCTCTTACCGGCAAGACCAGCACCTGCTCGCCCGCTCTAATGGGCGAAAAGCTTACGGCAAAGGAGTTTGAAAAAGCTTGCAGCACGGGCAAAAAATCGGTAACCATAGAGCCTACGGCTACTCTTGCCTTGTCGCCGCTTACCTCGCTAATAGTTGCGACTTCTATAAAATATTCCCTACTCATCGCCGATATGCTCGCTAAATTTATTATTTTTAATAGGTCGCCTTCGTCTCACGTTTTGTTTTATCTCTTTTACGTCGTCGTGAATTTCGTTTAGTTTTTGGCGGTTCGCGCCGTTTTCGGTGCGTAGCGTTTCTACCAGTTCTCTGGTAGCGGCCGTGTTGTTATTTATAGCTTCATTGCTTCTTACGGAAATATCCACCAAAATTTCGGCGTTTTTGTTTGCGGTTTTGTTTAGTAGCCAAAAGATCACCACGAAGACGATAAAGCCGAAAATCACCATAAAGACCAAAAACTCATTCGTCCCCCAAGCTCCCGCCGAGTTTATAAGTCCCGTAGCCTCTTTGATCTCGTCGCTAAAATTTAGGCTATTTTCCATTTTATTCCTTTATCCCCAGGCATTGTTTCAGTTTTTTTTCGCAATCGCGGTAATAAACAGCAATCTTCTTGTCCGTCTCAAACGTGCCATCATTTTTGGGCTTTAGCGGCATTTTGGCATTGCACCTTACGGGCACGTATTTTTCTTTATAGATTATGTGCGGCTCGCTTATTTGAGGTTTGGCCGCGCAGCCCGTAAATATCAAAGCAAACAGACAAAAAAGCGAAATCCTAATCACGAAATAGCTCCTTATATGCCGCTAGTTCGGCCTCGCAGCTTTTATCTTTGACGTATATCTTCTTTATCCGCTCGGCCTCTTTGGGCGGGGTATCGTCGATCTCTACCGCGGCGGCTTTTATAGCTTCGTTTTGTAAAGAAAGAGATACGTTGCAGGCGTTTAGATTGTTTTTGACCGTAGCGTAGTCCTTGGTCAGTCGCTCGTTTTTCTCTTTTAGATCCCTAATATCTTTATCCAAGACGGAATTTACGCCTTCTAGCCTTGAATTTTCGAGGAACAAATTTACGCAAGCAAAACCCAAAAGCGCAGCCAAGGCAAAACCTACAATCGGTAGTTTAGTTATCAAGTAACCCACTTAGCACCTTCTTTGCCCGGTTCGGCGTTTGTTTTGCCCAAAGAGAATTCATGCCGCTTTGATAGGCGGCTCTATATTCGCCCACTCTTATATGGTGCATCGTGGTTACGAATTTCTTCACCTTTGAAACGCCTAGCTGATAGGCCATTTCTATCACCACTTCTTGGACGTTTTGCGGTTTTTCCTTTAACCAATCAAACGTTGCAAAGACTGCAGCAGTAAGTTTTTCAAGCTTGAGTTTTAAAATTTTATCGGCCGTCTCTTTGCTCATGGGTTCGTATTTGCCGCCGTTTAGCGCTAGCTCGTCGGCCGTAAGCGCGGCAAGCAAAAAGCCGTAGCCCACGGTTAGTCTTCCTAGGCTATCCTCGTACCTATGATCTTTAAGGCCCTCGTTTTCTTTGATTTTTTCTATTAAGGTCATGGCGTCCTCCAAACTTTTGCCGCAATATTACGCCATACCCGTCTCAAAATCTATCACGATTTTTTGTTAAAAAACTTTGTCAAAGTCCTGTAATAGATTTTCGGCACAAAACAGCCCATAATTCGCACAAAAATAATCAAAGGCGCTAAATGCTAGAAGAATTTGAAAAAGAACTTATAAACACGATTAAAGAAGCGGCCGAACCCAAAAACTCGGTAACTAGAGCGTACCTGGGCGAGTTTAATAGTAAAGAAGAGATGGAGCTGCTGATAAAAGGCGGCGAGAGCTTCGTATTCGTAGAGTTCGTGGATGAAAAATACGAAAACGTAGTAGAACGAAGCGCGACGTATAATATCCATATACTAGCCTGCACTTCAAACAAAAATCAAAACTACCGACAAGCCAATAAATTTAAAGCCTACGCTCTATGCGAGGCGATAGATGAAAGGCTAAGAAACTCGAATTTATGTAACGAGTTTAGGATAGAGCCCCAAAGCGCTAAGGCGTCGCTAAACGATATTACCGACTACGGCTACGTTTACGTGCTCACCAGGCAGATACGAACGCAATTTTTAGAAAAGGACGAATTCTTATGCTCATAACCAAAGACTTAATCGCGTTAAAGGACGAGAAAGAAGAAGTTTTAAGCGAAATTTGCCTGGCCGTAACCGGCGTTTGGCAAGGACACGCCGGAGGAACGTTTGGTATAGACGCCGCCGATATCGAAAAGATGAAACTAAATTTCGACAAGCGCAGCCTAGACATAGTGATCGACTACGAGCACCAAACTTTAAGCGGGGAGATAGCGCCCGCGGCGGGCTGGATAAAAGAGCTTTTTATAAAAGACGGCGCGCTTTACGGGCGCGTAAGTTGGACAGCCAAAGCAAAAGAATTTATCAAAAACGGCGAATATAAATATCTTAGCCCGGTTTACGACTTTATGGGCGTAGACGAAAAAACCGGAGCTTGGCAGGGCTGCACGTTGCACTCCGCGGCGCTAACGAATAAGCCGTTTTTAGACGAACTCGGAGAAGTAAGAGCGAATAAAAATTTCACAAAGGAGACGAACATGGATGATGCGAAAAATCCAAAAGGCGAGCCGCAGGCTCAGGCTGCTACGCAAAACGGCGCGAACTATGAGGCTCAGATAGTCGAGCTTAAAAATCAGCTTGACGCCTCTAAACAAGAGGTTGCTGCGCTAAAAGAGCAACTAGCTCAAAGCGCGGTAGACACGGCTATTGTCGCAAACAAGCTTCAAGAAAGCCAAAAGCAGTGGGCGCTTAGCTACGCAAAGGCCGATTTAAACGGCTTTAATGAGTTTTTAAAGGGGGTTATGCCGCCGCAACAAAAAACGAGCATACCGAGTAACGATATGTTTGCCAACAAAAGCCAATCGGACGCAGAAATAGACGTCGTTAAATTTGCATTAGGAGGAGAATAAAATGTCTAACGAACAAAAAAAGCCAAAGACCATCGGAGACGTGGTCGTAAACAAGGTGCTCGGCGTTAACGCCAAAGTAGAGACCACTAAGGCCCTAGAGTGCGGAGCCGTGCTGTTTAGTATTAACGGCGGCGAGAGTTTTGCGGCCGTAACTAGCGACAACCAAACTACGACCATCGCAAACGCCCAAGCAGTATTCGGCGTGCTATGCGACAACGTAGAGGCCACCAAAGAAGCCGACGTGCTGGTGCTTGGCGAGGTAATGCTGGAAGGCGCCGCCGCGGAGCTAAAAACCGCACTATTCAAACAAAAAATTATAGTGAGATAAGGAGATAAAAATGGATGAACTTTTAAAAAAATTTACGGTCGAGGCGATGACTGAGATCATAAATCAGACTAAGACCGATCAAAGTTTCATAACGGATACGTTTTTCAAAAAATGGACTCCGACGCTTTCCAATACCCATAACATTATCATCGAAAAAGGCGCGGGCGTAATCCTTGAAAGCGTTAGCGAAAACGGAGAGCACTTGGTGACGAAAAATCCCGACCAAACTATCATCTCCGTACCGCTTCCTCGCTTCCCGCAGTATGATACGCTCCCGGCTAGCGAGATGAATTTGCTAAGAACGCTCAATACTCAAAGCGAGCAGCTTAAATCATTGTCTGCGGCTATCGGCAAAAAACTAGCTAGCCAAAAGAGCAATATCGCCAACACCGTAGAGTATATGTCCATAGGCGCTATTTTCGGTAAGGTAATGGACGGCAAAGGGAAGGTGTTGTTTGAGCTTAGCGCAAATAGAAAAGAGATAACTATCACGAATGCGACCAAGTTATTGGATTTGCTAAGCGATATCGAGGCCGCTCAAAAAGAGGTATTAGGCGTTGCAAAGCCGTATATCGCGCTAGTAACTAGAGAGCTTTTTGGCGAGCTGCTTAAACTGGCCGAAGCCCAGGAGCTTCTAAAGCTAAAATCCTGCGAAGTCGTCGACAGTAACGGCGTTTTAACGCTTAAACTTTTCGGTAAGACCTTTATGCCTTACGATGCCTCGTACAAAAACACGAAAGGCAAAGATACTAGCTACATGAGCGGCAAAAAAGGCATAGTAGTGCCTTTGATGGACGACATCTTTGAGGTGGTTTATACGAGAGCAAACCATACGTCTGCCATCGGAAAGGCTCCGACGAAATTCTTCGCTGCGGCTCCCGAGGTGCTCGACAAAGGTATGGGTTGGAGCATTGTTAGCGAAAGTAGACCGCTTCCGATCTGCAATAGGCTTGACGCGATCATCGAGCTAAAAATGTAACAAATCAATTTAAAAGGGCTTCACGCCCTTTTAAATCAAAAACGACTAAAACTACGAGAAAAATATTTTAAACGTTTTAACGCGCTTTTAACGCTCGCTAAAAGCTAATAACAAATACAGTCAAAAGGTTTAAAATATTTGGAGACAAAATAATGGTTTTAACAAACGAGGATCTGCTAAAAGAAGTTTCTAATAGAGAGCTGCAAGAGCTCAGCGACTTTGAAGGAAGCGGCGCCGTTAATCAAAGCGTCATAGACGATAGCGTAAACGATGCCTTGGCTTATATCTCCTCTTTCATCAAACTTCCGCAAAACCCTACGCCGCTATTAAAAGACATCGGTGTAAATTTGACTATTATCGAGCTCAAAAAGCGCAACAACTTCCCCAAAGAGGCGCTGAATGAGCAGATAGAAAAGATGGACGCTCTGCTTTTGAAGATGGCTAGCAAGAAGCTTCCGAGCCAAATAGAAGACGATAGTGCGCCCAGGCTCGGCATAAGAGCGTTTAGGCACAGCGAGAAAAAAATGGACTTAAAGGATTTAAATGGCTGAGAAACCAAATATAAAAGAGCTTGCTAAGGAGCTTTATCTAAAAGGCTTCAGCCTTGAGCGCATAGCCGAAATTTTAAATAAAACCGTAAAAACCATAAAAAACTACAAATCTCAAAACGGCGACTGGGACGAACTAAAAGCCGCAAGCTATCTAAATAAAAGCGGCGAAGATAAGCAAAACATCTATCAAAATTTTATCGAAGAGATGCGCCTGGCCGTAAAAGATATAAGAGAGAGCGAACTGCCTGCGGGCAAAAAGGCCGAGGCGCTTTCAAAGATAGGCGACAGCTTCGTTAAGATGACCAAAGTTGCAAGCTACGAAAACCCGGCGGCATACCGCTTAAGCATCGCCAAAAAGGTCATTATGCTAGTAGTCGATAAATTTAAAGACGACGAGAACAAAGAGTGTATCAAAAAACTCGTAGAGCTCATCGAGAGCGAAAAATTCGTCAAAGCTATCGAAGAGCTCGACGTTTAGGATGATGTATGCTTTTTTCAAGAGATGAGCTAGATAGCTTCCTAGAAGACAGTAGAGAAACGCACAAGCAAGCCGGCGCCGTAGAGCCGGAACTTAGCAAGCTCACGCGCAAAGACTTTTACGGCTGGCTGGAGGAGCTTAGCGGCGAGCTAAAAGAGCAGATACATCTAAATAGCCCCCTATCCCCCAAAGATAGATCCGCAAGAGTAAAACGCGCCGAACGCGATTTTATGTTTTTTGCAAGGACTTATTTCCCGCACTATTTTAGCATTAGTAGCTCTTGCGCGCTTCACGAGGATCTAGCGCAAATCTTTGAAGCTATGACGCAAAACGCAAGCGGAGACAAATACGCCCGCGCCGCGCCGCGCGGTCATGCAAAGACTACGTACTGCTCGCAGCTTCTTCCGCTTTGGTGTATTTGTTTTAACAAGAAGCGCTTCATCGTCGAAATTTCAGACGCCGTAGAGCTAGTCGAGGGGTGCTTGGAGGCGATAAAAGCCGAGCTTGAGGATAACGCAAATTTAAAAATGGACTTTCCGCACGTTTGCGGCGCAAGCAAAAATTGGAAGATAGGCGAGTTCGTATCCAAAAACGGAGTCAAGCTTAAGGCGTTTGGCTCGGGTAAAAGACTGCGCGGCGTAAAATTCGGCGTATACCGCCCCGATCTAGTAGTCCTAGACGACCTGGAAAACGACACCAACGTGCGCAGTAAAGAGCAGCGCGACAAGCTCGAGGAGTGGCTAGACGAAGCGGTTTTAAATTTGGGCAGCGTAGACGGTAGCCTAGACGTTCTTTACATAGGCACCGTACTTCACGCCGATAGCGTGCTGGCGCGAAAGTTAAAGCTTAAATTTTGGAATGCCAAAAAGTACCAAAGCATCATAAATTTCCCAAAGCGAATGGATCTGTGGGAGAGATGGGCAGAGCTTTATAAAAATATATCCAAAGAGGCTAGCGAAACGTTTTATCTAAAAAACAAAGCCCTTATGGACGACGGGGCGCTGGTGCTCTGGAATGATGCGCTACCGATTTTAAAACTCATGCAAAAGCGCGCCGAAAACTTGAAATCTTTTAACAAAGAGCAGCAAAATGATCCTAGAAACGAGACTCAAATTTTCACCAAAGAGAGTATGCATTTTTACCGCGAGCTTCCGAGGTGCGATTACTTCGTGATGTATATCGACCCCGCAGGTGAAAAGAAAAAGAGCGACTACACAGCCATAACGGTGCTAGGAGTGAGCAAGGCAGAAGCCAAGATCTACGTAGCGGAAAGCATAGTAGAGGTCATGAAAACCAAAAAGACCATCAAAGAGATTATCAGGCTTAATCAGCTCTATAAATGCCGCGTTTGCGCGATAGAGAGCAACGGCGGGCAGGAGTTTTTTAGAGGCTGGATCAGAGAAAAGGCCTTTGAGATAGGCATTAAACTACCTTTAAAAGGCGTGAATAATACCACAAGCAAAGGGCAAAGAATAGAGGAGCTTGAAGTGCCTATAGAAGACGGCGAAATACTCTTTCATCAAAGCCAAAACCTGCTTATCGAACAGCTTACGGAGTATCCCGAAGCCAAGCACGACGACGCGCCCGACAGCTTGGCGGGCGCATACGACCTAACGAAACTAAAAAAGAAAGTAAAAAGGCGCACTAGATGATATTTGACAAATTATTTAAGAATAAATCCGAGCAGCCGCAGCGCAAGAAAGCGGCTCTCATCCCCCAAAACGGTACCCTGATAGATTTGCTGATAAATACGGGAGTTTCCAGTATTGGCGACGACGATATGGATATGATACTAGCCGATCTTACCGTTACGCAGTGCGACGTGAGCCGCAAGTCCGTGACCGAGAAAAAAGAGATCCAAATCGTTTGCGACGATGAAAAAATTAAGGACGAATTTAAAAAGATTTTTAACCCCGACGTCGTCAGCCAAATTTTAGAGACCTATCTTTACGGACTAAACGTATTCGAGATCAACTACAAAGAAAAAGAAGGGCTTGTATATCCAAGACTCGTGCAGCGCGATTTTAGGCAATTTAAATTTAACGACGCGGGCGAGTTCGTGTTTAATGCCGGCGGAAGCGAGCAGAGTATTCCGCCTTTAAAAGTTATATATGCATTAAACAGGGCGAATTTTAGAAAAGTATACGGAGACGGGCTACTTAAAAAGCTGTATTTCCCCGTCAAAATGAAAAACGCCAGCTTGAAGTTTTGGTTTAGGTTTTTGGAAAAATTCGGATCGCCCTGGGCAATAGCAAAAACTAGCTACGAGCCCGACGAAATGGCTGCGGAAGTACAAGCTATGCTTAGCGGCGATAGCGCGGTCATAGACACGGACGAGGAGATCACTCTCGTGCAGCCTACCTCAAACGTAGATTTTACGAGGCTTCCCGCATACCTCGACAATCAAATCAGCAAGGCCATTTTAGGCGCAAATTTGACTAGCGACGTAAAAGAAGGCAGCTACGCCGCGGCAAAAACTCATAATGAAATCAGAGAGGATTTGGCCGCAAACGATGCTAAAATTTTAGTCTTCATCATGAACAAGGCCATAAGCTTTTTTAAGGAGATAAACGGCTATAACGGCGAGCTTTACGCCAAACTATTCGACGAAGACGCTCCTAATACCGAGCGCGCCGCAAGAGACAAGACGCTATACGATATGGGCTTTGCTCCGACCAAAAAATATATAACCTCGACTTACAATATCGAGATCGACGAAAATACCGGAACGCAAGAGAAAAATTTAAAAGCCAATAAAGCGAATTTAACGGCTTTAAAAGGCTCTTTAAAGGCTTTAGATAGATTTGATAAAGCTACGGACGAGATGGACATAGAAGACGGCGAGATAGAAGCGGCCTTAAACAAACTAATAGCAAGCAGCGAGACTTATGAAGAGGCTTTCGATAAGCTTTACGAGCTTTACGATCTACCCTTTGAAAAGCTTGAACCCTTGATGTTTAAAGCCGTAGCCAATGCCCAGATGTTGGGATATCTAGATGAAATTTAGTTTTTTCGAGGAGCCTACGGCGGTTTATGAATATTTAAAGAGCAAAAAGCCGGAGAGCCATTTCGATTACGACGAGATTATGCATGATGCGCATAAAAAAGCTTTTACCGTCGCAAAGATGATGAATTTGGATCTTCTTAAAGATACGCAGGCTTCGCTCGCCAAGGCTTTTAAAGAGGGCGTCGGGTTTGACGAGTGGAAAAAGAGCGTAAAGCCTATGCTTGCAAAGAAAGGCTGGCTAGGAAATATCAAGGTAAAAGACCCAAAGACCGGCGAAGAAAAAGAAATTTACGTAGGCAATAGGCGGCTAAGGACTATATTTAATACCAACATGAGAACGGCTTACGCCAAGGCTAGGTATGAAAGCCAGATGCAAAGCCTAGGCGAATACTTCCGCTATACCGCCGTGCTAGACGGCAGGACCAGAGAAGCCCACAGGAAGCTTCACGGCAAGACCCTGCCCAAGACGGATAAATTTTGGGATACCAATTATCCGCCAAACGGTTGGGGGTGCCGCTGTAAGGTGCAGGTGCTTACGGAGGCCGAATGTGTAGCTAGAGGCATCGTACCGCTTGCTGACGGCTCTTTTTTACCCCAGGCTGCAGAAAAAGACTTTAGATACAACCCAGGTAAAGTCGATAAGACAGACGAAATTTTAAAAGATAAGCAAAATAAAGCCTTGGGCGCCATTACGTCAAGTCTTGCAAAGAAAAATTTAAAACAATCCCTAGATAGCTTCGAGCATGAGCGAGACGTTTACGTTTGGCAAAAAAGCTTAGATGACGCAGTAGACGAGCTTTTGGTAAAGAAGAATTTAAAAGCTCCGATAGTCGCCTTTGCACTCGGAAAACTAGGTAAAGACGTTATAAAAAAGAGCGAAAAACTGCTAGGCGTCAAAATAGAGACCGAGTATATAGCAGGGGACAAACACGGCATACTCCACATCAGACCTGAGCGCAAAGGTCAATACGGGCAAGATTTGCGAATAGAAGAGATAAAAAAGATAGTAAAAATTTTAGCCGACGATAAAACTCCCGTAAGCGTAGATACCGTGAATAAAAACATCGTATTTTGGTTTGAGGATGAAAAAGACGCGAGCAAGATAAACAAGATCGTCATAGACCTAAACTACAAACTGAAGAAATTCGGGCTTACCAATTATATGGCGACGGCAAGCAAAGTAGATAAGACAAATGAGAAAGAAGCGCAATTTATTAAAATCAGATGACGGCGGGAGTTGCACCCGCAATACAGGTCCGATCTCGCGAGGCGAGCACCTATCGACTACTACGTTGCGATCATCAATCATCTGATTATCGTTCATTATACCACTTTCAAGGAATAAAGGCAAATGATAGAAGTTAAAGGCCTAGAAGAGCTGCAAACTAAGCTAAAATCTCTGCAAAATATCGACAAAAAAACCAAGCCGCTAATGCAAACGCTAGGCAATATCTTACAAAACGAAATAGAAGCCAGTTTTGAGAACGAGAGCAGTCCGTTCGGACAAAAATGGCAAGCCTTGAAACCCGGCACGATTAGGCAAAAACAAAAACTAGGAAAGTCCTCTAATATTCTAAGATCGGACGGAAATTTGGCGGATAAATGGATAGTTAAAGCAGACGATAAGAAAGCCACGGTATCTAATAATACGAATAAAAACGGCTTTGCTTACGGACTAGTTCATCAATTCGGTACCAATAAGGCGGGACGAAGTAAAAGCGTAAGAATCGCGGCTCGCCCGTTCTTGCCGGTAGATAAAGGCGGCAAATTGCCGGATAAAACCGAAGAAGTCGTAAAAAAAGTAGCTATAAATTTCGTAAAGGATAGCTTTAAGTAGTAGTCTAGTTTCTTCTCTTTTTTCTAAATTCCCAAGGCGGAGTCGGGCTATCTTCTTGCCAAAGGCCTAGCTTTGCATTTCTAGCATACGCTTCATCATTCGCATACTCCTTGGAATACTTCCTAAAAGCCCAAGCATAGCCGTTCTTTACCATAAATTGATTCACGTCTTCGCCGTCAAGGAGTATCTTTGCGATAGTCCTTTGGTATCTGTCTTTCGTATCGCCGACTACGGTCACGATCTTGCCCGCTATTTTACCCTCCAGAGCTTGTTTGCATAAACGCGAGAAAGGTTGCTTCTTTTCCGGGGCGTCTATGCCGTGAAGCCTTATCTTTATCTCTTGCTTATCCGCAGTCAAGACTTTTATCGTGTCGCCGTCTAAAATTTTTACCACTTTTGCCTCATAGTCCGCAAAGGCGCAAGCAAATAGCAGGCTCGCAAATATTAGCAATTTAAGCATTTTAAAGGCCTTTTTAGGGCGCATTATAGTTTCTTGGGAGTATTTTGTCAAAAAAGGGTTAAAGGCGGAAGTATCTACGGGTTGGATTTTAAAGAAAAGCGCAGGAAAGAGGGCACATTTACTCGAACAAACTAGGCTCTCTTATCTCTTTGGTTATAGCGCAAACGCTGTTATAGCTCAGATTATGTTTTGCGGCGATCTCGCGAATGACGATAGGGCTTGGTTTACCTAACTTTATGCCTTCTTCGTATTCTTTGAGTATATCGTAGTTTCTAAACGTACCTTTGTAGCTGGGTACGTAGATATTGGCTCCGCCGTATTCTTTGATGATATCGGCCATGTTTTCGCTCTCTTTGATGCGGTTGTAGAACTCGGCGAATAGATCGAAGCTGTTTATCATTTGTAGTATTTGTCTTTCATTTGAATAAGGGCTTGCACGACGTCGGCGGCATCAGTCCTTGACAAAAATTTAAGATGTAAAGGTCTGATTTTAACTATCCTAAAGATGAACTCTCTTAGGGCCATGCCCGTTTTTACGTTGGCTATCTCTTCCCAGATACCGGCGATAGTCTCAAGCTGCTTTTTGGTGGCGTATAGGCTGCCTTTAGCGGGCGTTAGATCTTCGCTAGACATAAAGGACGAGCTAGACGTTTTGCTTGTTTTGGTTTTACGAGTAGATTTTTTAAAATTTGCGCCTTTATGGGGCTTATATCCCACGACCTCTAGCACGGCCCTAAGCTCCTCTATACTTAACTCTTTTAGGCTATCTTTGCCGAATTGCGCTTGTAAATATATCTTTCTGCACTCGTCGTCCACGAAATAGTTGTGCTTCAATGTTTGTATCATTTTTATATAGTATTTTTTTAGCTCGCTCGTATTCATCTCAAACCGCCAAATTTAAGGTATTTTCTCTTATAGTTGTAATAGTTGTATCGGTTGTAGTCTCCGCTTTACAACTATATATCACGCTCTTGCCAGTTTTACGGCTAAACCATAGCTTGCCGTCGAATTTATCGAGGCAATCCCTAGCCGTTCTATCGTCTTTTTCGTAATTCATGGCGTTTAGCAGCTCGGTCTTGTTTAGATCTCCGCCGGCTAGTATCTTTTGCGCTAGAGTAGTAAAATTTAGCTCGTATTCGCTCATTCTAGCTACTTCCACGTCAAGCTCGTTTAGTTCTAAATTTAGCGTTTTTACGCAAAAACCGCTATCTTTTACCCCGGCTCTTTCTTTGGCTACTTCAAGTAAGAAATTTAACTCGTTTTCCTTGCTGGGGCGTTTTAGTAGATGATACATAACGTCGAGAGAATTCCTTATATGGTTACTGCCTTGATAGTTTTTGCCGTCTTTGTTAGAGTGATGCAGGATGATCACGGTGGCTCCCGCTTCGCGCAAATTCTTAAGCGCGCCAAATAGTCTATTTATGCGGTTGTCGTTGTTGATGTCTACGAAATCCCGCAAGCTATCTAGGATAAAAACGCAATCTTTATAGGCTTTGCCTACGGCGTTTTCCTCGAGCTTTAGAACAAGCTCAAATCCGCAAAGCTCTAGCGCGCTGCGCTGTATATAGTTCATATTCTCGTAGCTTTCTATAAGTAGCCTATCTACGCCGCGCTGCTTGAGTACGCCTACGGGGTTGTCGTAGTCTATGAAAAATACCCTTTGACCCTCTTCGCAAAGTCTTTTAGCTAGCGCAAAGGCCATGTAGCTTTTACCCGTGCCGCCGTCCGCGTAGATCAGCGTGATTAGCTGCTTTACTAAAAAGCCCTCTATCAAAAACTCGACCTTTTCGTTAAAATTATCTTTGGTTAAGCTGGAGTTTTTTAAAAACTCGAAAATTTCGCTCATATATTTCCTTTATATACCGACTTGCCGCTTTCTAGATCGGCGATTATATGCTTTCTTATGCGTTCAAAACCTAGCCTTATGGATGGATCTTTGGCTCTATTTTCAAAGCTGCCGTTACTTGGCTCCTCGTAGGGCTTCTTTTCTTCTTGCATGGTTTTACCGTCGCGCGGCAAGCGGTATATTACCTCGCAGTCTATCTCGCGAAAAATAATGCCCGCTTCCTTGATCGCGGCAAGGTTATCGGCCCAAAACTCGCGCAGTTTAGCTTTGATGTTTTCTTTGTTGAGCTCGAAAATTTGCTTTGCGGCGGGGGGGCTAAACGTAAAATGCAAATTTACCCCTTTAATCGCGGCGTATTTGAAAATTTTCTCGCTTATCAGCCCGTTTAGGGCAAATTTAGCCATATCGTTTATTAGTTTTCTTTTGTTTAGTTCGGTCATAGTTTCGTGCATTTTAATCCTTAATTAAAAGCCCTTCAAAAGGGCTTTTTGTTAAGAATTAGCCTTAATATGGTTTGTAAATTTTTCGTAGTCGAACCCACAACCCATGAGTACGATTAGGGCTAAACAAGAAATTAGCGCGCCAAAATACGGCAACAAAATAAGCATCGCGAGTCCCGCCGCTCTTTGTTTTAAACCCATTTTCGTTTTCGGGGCGTCTTTTGGCTTAATTGCGGCAAATACGATAAAGAACAAGCCGCTTAAATAGACGTTTAAAATCAGCCCCCACGTCAAAAAACCTAACACGATTTCTCCTTTATAAATTTTTTCATACATTGGTACGGATTTAGTCCGCGCTTGGCTATCTCGTCGAAAATATATCTTATGTTGGTGGTGATGGTGTAAAAGCCTATATGGCAGAAAAACCCCTCGCGTCCCGCATTGATAGCGACTACGGCCATAGCGCAAAGCGAGTCGATATAGTACTTAGGCGGATCTTGCTGCAAGCTCGCCTCTTGCGTATATTTGCAAAACGCGTCCTGATACTCCAAAAAAGCGCCGTAAAACCGCTCGCTAAACTCCTCTTTGCACTTCTTGATAGTCGTGCCTTTTTGTTTCCTATAGAGCTTTAGTAGCTCTTTGATCTCGTCAAACTGTTCGTTCGTCATACTTGCTCCTTTCAAAAAATTAAACCTTTTAAAGAGCGTTAAAGTGTGTTTAAAACGCTCTTTAAAGGGCTTAACGCCCTTTAACGCGAATTCTTAGTTTCGCTCGCCTTACGAATCTAGGTAAAAGCCTATTTTTATCGTCCCTTAAGCCCTTAAAGTTGTGCCACAGGCCCTGAAATACGCTTTCTTTCATTTCCCTACCTCCAAACTCTCTATTTTCGGCACTATGCGGAAGCTATCTTTTACCGTTCTTGTAAGTCCTAGCTTTACGAGATCTTCGTCTTTTAGCTCCGCTAGAGCGTCTTTGTTAGGTTTTTCCTCGTATATGATGCACTCTTTGGCTAGCCCGTAGCTTTTGATCGCCTTTAGTAGGCTTTCTACTTTAGCTTTTATGCGAGGCAAGCTTACGCTTTTGGTTAGGCGGTAACCGATCTCGCCGAAGGTAAATTCTTTCGAGCGTTTTTCGGCAAATTCGTGCTTGTTTTCCTCACAAAAAAACGTGATTTGCTGCTCGATATAGTTTTTCTCGCTCTCCAGTCTCTCTACTTCGGCCTTTCTGCTTTCTTTTATGCGGTTGCACTCGAGAGTTACTTCGCCGTTGATCTTCTCGATGCCTACGCTTAGCTCGCATACCTTTTTTAGCGCGTTATCTATATCGCTAAAACTTTTTATTTCCATGTTTTCCTCCTAAAATTTTAAATTTCATCGCAAATTTGAGCTTTGCGACGTATCCGTAGACCGTGCAAACGGGCAAATTCTCTTTGGCTTTTTTATGATTTTTAAACTCAAGCGCCATCATTAATTCGGATCACTACTAGCGATCTTAGTCTTCAGCGCGTTCCCAAAGCGCCAAGCTTTGGTCGCAAGGGCGGGCTATGCTCGCCTGCGAAGTCGAAAAATCAAAATCAAGCTCGGTAAGCCCTAGCTCGTTAGCATATTCGCGCTCTATTTTCATGCCCTGCGACCTAGCCGCGTCGGCATGAGTCGAAAAATAAATATAAGAGCAGTGGCTAAGTAGTTCAAGCCCGGCGTTTACGGCCTTATCTCTATCCACGCTCTCGTCGAATACCTCGCCGAAAGCTAGCACCGGACTTATCGGAATATAGCCCGCTTTTATAACCTTTTGACACTCGGCTATAGCAAGCTTTTTAGCGGCAAAAGGCCTATTTATATCGCTTACGTTTAATCCCGCGTAAGGCGTAGC